ATGGACTATGTTGCGGCAAAAGGAATTTCAGACGCTCAATACCGGCGATTGATTGAGATTTGTGATATTCGCGGTGGTGAGCTTCTCAGTGGGCGTTTCCGGATCGGTGACAAAATCCAAGTTCGCTGTGCCGTTGGGCACACCTGGTCTCCCACCATCTACAATGTACTGAAGGGAAGTTGGTGTGGGGATCCAGACTGCGTCTCTCGCAGCATCTCTGAAGCTAAAGTTGGTCCCCTCCGGGATCGTCAACGCGAACGGGTGCGCAAAGCCATCGCCGCGCGAGGTGGAGAATGGCTTGATGGAGACTACATAAATAATCGTGTGTCGATCAAAGTGCGATGTGCGCACGGGCATGAATTCGAGGTGGTTCCGTCTAGTCTCCTGAGTGGGACTTGGTGTGCTCGGTGCGTGGGCAAGTACCCAAAATCGGAAGCTCTTTCCCTTTTGGCTGAACTTGCGGCGAGCAAGGGAGGCAAGGTCCTTTCAACCGAGTACAAGGACACTAAAACCAAGCTCCAATTTCAATGCGGGTTTGGACATCCGGCATGGTGGGCGGCGCCTGAAACCGTGTTAAGAATGGGAACATGGTGCCCCCGCTGCGCCCCAAGTGGGCTAAAACTCGACCTTGATGTTTTGACTGAAGAGGTGATGGCCTTAGCAGAGAAGAAGGGTGGGCGGCTTCACTCAATTGCTAAGGTTCGCGGTAACGGTAAATACGCAGCCGAAATCGAATGTCAGGCAGGACACGTTTGGACTGCCAATGTTCATCATCTGCGAACAGGTTCCTGGTGTCCTGTTTGTAACGGGCCTGGCGTGCGCGAGAAGATTTGTCGTGCCGCACTCGAATGGATTACAGGTCATTCCTTCGGAAAAAAGCGACCATCATGGCTTCGTAACGACCGTGGGCGACAGATGGAATTAGATGGCTACAATCCCGAACTTGGGATCGCTTTCGAGTACCAAGGCGAGCAGCATTCTAAGCACATTCCATTTTTTCATCGTGAAGACGGTGAGTTCGAGCGACGTGTTGCAGATGACCGGCTTAAGGCAGAACTGTGCGCTCAGCATGGGGTCATATTGCTGACCATCGACATTTCGATACCAATCGATGACTTGCAGTCTCATTTAGTGGATCGGCTCGTGAATGCCCGCCTTGATCTCAAAGGCTCCTTCAACCTGTCACCATTCGACACCAACTCGATTGTGGTAGGCAAGGAGCAGGAGATTAAGCGGATCCAAGAAATCGCACACGCTCACGGCGGAGAGTGCCTTTCTGCACAGTATATTACTAACAGTCGAAAACTCTCATTTCGTTGTGCGAAGGGCCATGTCTGGGATGCTGTCCCATCATCTATTTTTATGGGTGCTTGGTGCAAGGAATGTATGGGGCAACGGATTTCAGCTACGCGCCGTGCCAAGCGAGACATCAACCCGTATTTAAACATCATTGAGCAGCACGGCGGGAAATTCCTGGGCGAAGTGGAAGGCCCTAAATGGAAGATGCGTGTCTCGTGCTCCGCGGGGCACGAATGGGTGACAGAACCGGTAAGGCTTCGGGCAGGCCATTGGTGTCAAAAATGCAGTAGTCTTAAGAGAGGTCAGGAGCTCAAATTGACGATAGGCCAGCTCCAGCGGATTGCGGAGGAGCGAGGTGGTAGCCTTCTGTCGCGGCGCTATGTCAGGTCCTCCACCAAGTATCTGTGGCAGTGCGGTTTCGATCCTGCACATAAATGGCTTGCAAGTGCCAACAGCGTGAAGCGGGGATCTTGGTGTCCCACTTGCGCAGGGAAGCGGAAATTTCTGTTCACCGGGGATGTGGATGAATTTTTGAGGGATGAGCAGTTGTACCCCGATCCCAACTAACATCATGCCATTACCGCTGTTGGGATATCATCCCAGCGCGTGGTGAAGCTGGGGGACAGGTTCTCCTGCCTCATCCGCCATTCGGCATTCTTCCCTGCCAGACCCAGTCGGGCTTTGCCTCGCCCAAAACGGGCATTGATCTGGTCCAGCGCATCCATCAGCCTATCTGGCTGCTCGATCACATCGAACAAAGATGCTGGCACGGCACTAGGGGCGGCTAGATCGAGTAAGAGAACCCCAGCCTTGCGCCAGCCATAACCATCTCGCCATATCCGATCGAAGATCCGGAGAACGACATCAGTGATATCGCGTGTGTCCGAAGTCGGGCGCTGGAATGTGGCTGAGCCTGACACTGATTTCTGGGCAGCGTTCTGATCGAACTGGTCGGTGCGGATGAACAGCTGCACCGCCCCCGCAACCTGGTTAGCGTGCCGGACCTTCTCCGCAACCCGCTCTGCAAAGCTCATGACGGCGTCGCGTACCTGTGCCTTGTCTCGGATCGCCTCCCCGAAGGTCCGTGAACAGCAGGTGGTTTGCCTGGGGGCTGGTTGGTCATCGAGCACATGGCAAACAAGCCCACGTAGTTCATGAACCGTTCGCAGGCCGACGATGCCCATGCGTTGGCGCACCCAGCCATCCTGCGCGTTGGCGAGGTCGAGGGCCGTATGGATGCCGCGCTCTTCCAGCATAGCGCTCCAGCGCCGCCCAATGCCCCATACATCACCCACCGCTGTCTTGCGTAAAGCGGGCCCGACCCATTCCGGGTTGTGAGCAAGGTCAAGCACTCCGCCTGCCTTGGTTGATTTCTTGGCCAGCCGGTTGGCAACTTTGGCGAGGGTCTTCGTCGGACCCACTCCGATCGATACGGGGATGCCGGTCCACTGGTGGGTCCGATGCCGCAGTTCCCGGCACCAGTCAGTGAGGTTGGCCACCGCCATGCGATCGAGGTCCAGGAAGCACTCGTCGATGCTGTAGATCTCATGCGCGGGTGCTTGGGAGCCGAGCACCTGCATGACGCGCTCTGATATGTCTCCGTATAGTGCGTAGTTTGAGGAGCGGATGGTTATCCCGTGCTCTTCGATCAGCTTGCGGAACTTGAACAGAGGCGCACCCATCGGGATGCCCAGCGCCTTGGCTTCGTTGGAGCGGGCGATCACGCAGCCATCGTTGTTGGACAAAACTACCACCGGTCTGTCCTGGAGATTGGGCTGGAATAGCCGTTCACAGGACGCGTAGAAGTTATTGCAGTCGACGAGCGCGAAGGTGGCCATCAGCGTCCACAGTGACGCCGGATGCTGTGGGTGACCACGCCCCAGATCTCACAGCCATCATCGCGAATGGGCAAGGTGGGGAAATTCCGGTTTTCGGCTGCCAACTGCCAGGCACCATTTTGTCGCTGCAGACGTTTGACCGTCAGCTCGCCGTGTACGACCGCAATCACGATGTCTTCAGACTGGGGCGTGATCCCGCGGTCGATTACCAGCAGGTCACCATCGAAGATCCCGGCGCCGCGCATCGATTCCCCGGCCGCGCGCACGAAGAAAGTCGCCGCCGGCCGCCGTACCAGATGTTCGTTGAGATCGAGCTTGCCTTCGATGTGGTCATCGGCCGGGCTGGGGAAGCCAGCCTCTACCGGTGAGCCGAACAGGGGCAGCTCGAGAGGGGTGGGGTGATCGACGAGGCGCAGCACTTTTCACGTTCCAGGATGAATGGAACATATAAAGAACATCGTTGCGATGATTCGTCAATTCGGTGTTGGGTTTGTAGGGCTGCTGACCGTCGATAGTTCAGGCCAGAAATCATTTTCGTGACTGTCGAGCACAACGCGATGTGGGGATGGCGAACCACATCTTCCCTAGCCGTCCTTGTAAGGGGCTGCGAGCAAGCACTATCAAGGTGGTAGGACGCTAGGGGAGAATCAGGGGATGGCCAATGTCGGTCAATCGATAGCCATCGGACTTAAGAGGCGGTGGCAGCGGGCAAGCGCCACATTTTTGAGCGTACTCGGGTCGGTATGGCTTGTGACCGAAGTGCTGACGCGTGTCTCCCTCTATGCGGATCAATGGTTGGATGCCCACGGGTCGGCCTATCTTGTTGTAACGGTAGTTGCGGCCTCAATCGGTTTTTTCGTCGCTGCCTATGAGGTGCGCGCCGTCGCGTTCACCATTCCCAACACTGATACAACCCTAACCTTAAAATTTGGGAGCATCTTCGACGAAGATGCTGACTGGATTATCGGAGTTAATGAGTTCTTCGACAGTACGCTGGGCGACATCGTCTCCGTAAACACACTCCATGGCCAGATTATCGCAAAACTTTACAACGGGAACGAAGCGAATTTCCGTCGTGACGTCGACGCAGCGCTGGCTGACTTTCAGGGGCAGGCAGTACAACGGACTGAAGGACAAGCCATAAAGTATGAATTGGGTACCACGGTCGTCATCCCTCGCGGACAACGAAGAATATTTCTCGTCGCGATCTCGAAGACCGATTTGGCCACGCACAGGTCTAGCTCCACGGTCCCAATCGTGTGGGATGCATTGGCCGCAGCGATCAAGGAAGTCGATAGTCGCGGGAACGGCGACCCTTTGGCTCTGCCACTTATAGGCAACGGCCGGGCGGGCCTGAACATCCCCCCACAGCACTTACTGAGAATCATCACCCTTAGGCTTACCGAGCTTGGGAAACAATTTGACCTTCCGAGGCGTGTAACTGTGAATCTGTCTGACGATTGCTTTGAGCATCTCGATCTTGTCGAAATCAAAAGGGGGTGGAGTGTCGTCTGATGGCTTACAGAAACGGTACCTACATCGCATTTCATGCTGAGGGAAAAACCGATCCAACAGCATCTGATATCAAATACTATCGGATGCTGAAGGCATGGCATCAAAATGACGATATCGAATTCAAGTTCGTCAATAGTCATGACAAGGTGGCTGCCGTTCGGGATGCGAGCACGGCCCAAACGATAATGCGCAGCTTAAGAGAGAGGCTAAAAAACTCGAAAAATATGATCCTCATCATCGGTAAGACCACGAGAATGGACACCGACTTTGTTCCGTATGAAATCGAGTATGGCGTTGACACTTGCGGCTTGCCGATCATTTGCGTCTACACTGATTATTCTAGTATTTTGAACCCCAATTCGCATCGCAAAGAGTGGCCCCGCGCACTGGCTGAACGGATAGATGCCAAAGCCGTTCACGCTATCCACATCCCCTTCAAACAGAAGGTAATCGACACCGCAATTGGGCAGTTTCACCTTGGCAATCTGCCCACCGGACCTCTGTCCTATTATGCGAAGGAAGCGCAGCAACGAATGGGAGTGAAATTCAGTTCTTAGTGGTAATCTCACTCGTCGACCATAAGCGGATCATCGAAGATCAGGAGGGGTGATCGAGCTCATCCAATAGGTTGTTGCGAATGTAATTTGTCAGTGCTGCTCAGTGCCCAAGGGTTGAACCCTTCAACCCTCCATCCTTAAATCTCCCGCGCGAACCATCGAACCCTTCCAACGATGTTCACCTCGTCGGCAGTCCGCTCGTATGCCGAATAGGTCTTGTTGTCGGAGATAACATGCACAATCGGCGGTTCGCTGTTTGGGATGTGCTCCAGCCGTTTGGCGACCAGGCCAATCCCGTCATGCAGCACGAATACGCCCGGTGGGGTTGGCACGGCGCGGCCCATGTCGACCAGGACGATGTCACCATCCCTCAGTGTCGGCTCCATGCTGTCGCCCACGACGTGCATAATCCGCAGCTTGGAGGGGTCAGCTCGAAGGCCGTGCGTGATCCAGCTCTTCTGGAAGTGATAGGGCTTGCCATGGTCGGGCTCGATCTCGACGGTGGCGCCGCCGCCCATTGCAGGCTTCACCGTGGCGTAGGGGACGGCCACGTAGACATCGTCAGGGTTGGTGAGGGCGGGTTCATCGCCTTCGACATCACCCACGCCATCGCGTAGCCAGTCGCGCCCTACCTTCAGTACCTCGGCAATCCGATCCAGCTTTTCTAAGTTGGGGTTCTCCGATCGGCCGCGCAGGATGTCGTACACGTATGAACGGTTCACCCCTGCCTGGGCTGCAAGCTGCGGAGGGTTCAACCCTAATTGCCGGGTCCTCGCTCTAAGGCGTTCGGCAATGGTGGTTTGCATGACTCGGGCGCTCCTCCTGTGGATTGTGTGGACAATGTAGGAAGATGTTGCATGGGTCAAACAAAAAGAACATATAGCGAACAGAATCGCAGAATCGGGTGGCGGGGCAATGCGGCTTATCGAGAAGGACTACTACACTCTGGGGGAAGTCGTGGCTGCCTGGGAGATGCCGCGATACGACGTTGCCTACCTTGCCGAGACCGGGCGCATGCGCCTGTCGGTCCGTGTTTGCCGTACCCATATTGAGCGGGGCTACTGGGAGCTCGAAGAGGGCTCAGGCTGGTTCAAGGTCCCGGAAGAGCGCACCCGCTTCACGGGATTGGTCGATCTGAAAGAGCAGGATGCCCACCTGATTTTTCGGGATGGCGGCGCGGAAATCGCGACCTTTCACGCCATGGAGGGCAGCTATTGCCATATCGAGGAGCCCAGCACGCCGATCGCGATCTTCGAAACCGACCTGCTGATCCGCGCCGAAGAACGGCGCCGGTTGGAGCAGGGGAAGGACAAGCCGGGCAAAGGGCTGGTCAAGCCGCCCTTCACGCATGATGCGACTTACGAGCATGTCGAATACTGCGGCCGGCATTTCCGGTTCGGCCGGATCCAGGCCAATATCGTCAGGCAGCTTCACGAGGCGAGCGAGACGGCGATGCCGTGGCGCCGAGGTGAAGAGTTGCTCGAGCTAGCGGAGTCCGGCTGCTACCGGCTGGTCGACGTGTTCAAGTCCAAGCCCCATTGGCGCGAACTGATCCACTCGGACAATCGCGGCTCATATAGGCTGGCCATCCCACCCCACCGTTGAACGGTTGAACCCACCTAATTGCGCCGCCGAGACCTGGTTTCGGGGGCTTTTTCGTGTCTGGGGCGTCCCACCCTTAACCCCATGCCGAACTACGATATCCCACTTTCATCCCACGGGGGTGGGATCCTTGTCCCACTCGATTTTCTGATTCCATCCCACCCTCAGGGTCACGCGGGGCGCGCTGCCATGCGCCACTTCTTGTCCATCGACGACGCAGATGGAGAAATTAAGTGCAACCCGTCTTTCTTAAGCAACGCGACCTTGCCGCTCGCTGGCATATGTCGCCGCGCACCCTCGAGCGGTGGCGCTGGTCCGGCAAGGGCCCGGCCTTTGTGAAACTCGGCGGCCGGGTGGTCTACCGCCTGGAAGTGATCGAGACCTTCGAAGCCGAAGGCAATCGTACCATCACTGGGCGGTTCCAATGACGAACGCCTTCGAACGCCACGGGCTCGATCACCTCTCGGCCTCCTCTATCAACCTTTTCGTCGCCCAGCCGGCGATGTGGGCAATGCAGAAACTCCTCGGGCACAAGTCCCGGGTTAGCGCTGCAGCCCACCGCGGCACGGCCGTCGAGGCGGGGGTCGAGATGGGGCTGTTTGATCCAGCCCTTCCGCTCGAGGCTTGCCAGGAGGCAGCACTCGCCAGGTTCAACCAGCTGACCGCGCTGTCGGCGGATCCCAATGTCGAGAAAGAACGCGCCGGGATTGCTTCTGCTGTTGCCATCGCGCTTGGCGAGCTGCGCCAATACGGCATCCCAGGTTCGGCTGATTGCACCCGCCAGCACCGGATCGAAGTCGAACTGCCCGGCGTGCCGGTGCCGTTCATCGGCTGGCTAGACTTCTGGTATCCAGACCACGGCATCATCATCGATCTGAAGACCCAAGGGCGCCTGTCCTCGAAGATCTCGGATCCCCATGCCCGGCAGGGCGCGATCTATCACGCTGCCCACGGCAACAACGAGATCCGCTTTGCTTACGTCACGCCCCAGAAGATCGGCGTCTACCGGCTGGAGGATCCCCGCACGCACATCGACCGCGTGGTCAGCATCGCCCGGTCCATCGAGCGGTTCCTGAGCCTGTCGGACGACGGGGCTGAACTGACCGCTGCGCTCTCACCGGATCTCGAGAGCTTTTACTGGAACGATCCCGGTTCCCGCGCGGCTGCTGAAGAAATCTGGGGCCTCGCCCCCGAGGCCATACCGCAGGCCTGACACGCGGCAACTCCCAAGCAAACAAGGAAACAGGAAAATGGGTTTTATGTCTGTCCCGTCGTCTGGCGGGGACTTCAAGGTGTTCGTCTCCTACAATGCGAAGGCCGGTCGCTGGTACACGAAGAATGACGGCAAAGATGAGCCGATGTTCGAGGTGACCGACATGACTGCGGTCTTCGATATGCCGGGCCTCGAAACCGGCTGGTTCAAGTTCAGCTCCGGCGTCGCCCCGGAAAAGGTCATGGATTCCTCGCTGGCAGAAGCTGCTCCCAATCCGGGGACGGACTTCAAGCGCGGGTTCCAAATCGATCTGTATTCCGAAAAGAACCTGATGGGGCTTCGGGAGTTCAGCTCGACCGCAGGGATTGTCATCGAGGCGATGAACAACCTCTACGATCTCTGGATGGCGGCTCCCGAAAATGCGTCGGGCAAGCTGCCGGTGGTCCGGTGTTCGGGTGTGCTGCCGATCTCAAACAAGCACGGCACCAACTACCAGCCGACATTCGAGATCGTGGGCTGGACTGATCGGCCGGCCGCTCTGGCTGGAAACGGGGCATCCCCTCCGCCGGCTGCCGCACCTGCACCGGCCGCGCCTCAGCCGCCGGCACAGCATATGCCGCCGCCCGCGGTTGGTAGCGCGAAGGTCGGTGCGCCGGTGTTCTGATCCCCAATGCCGGGCTGCTTAGGTGGCCCGGCATCCCCCGGCGATCCCCCGCTGTCCCCCACCCATCCTCTAGGGATCCCCGAGCCGGATCCCCCACCTGTCCCCCGTTCAGAAAGTGGTCCTGGCCGCCATGGCGCGTCGCATTGAAACCGGCAGCATCGACATCGACGCGATCAAGGACCAGTTCCCTCTGGCCGACGAGGTGCGCCGTCATCTCGCGCTGAAGCGCCGCGGGGCAACGCTGGTCGGCCTTTGCCCTTTCCACATGGAGCGCACGCCCTCCTTCGCGGTCTATCCCGAAGAACAGCGGTTCCATTGCTTTGGCTGCGGAGCGCACGGTGACATCTTCGATTTTCTGCAGGCCCAGGAAGGGCTGGATATACGCGCGGCCGCCGAGCGGCTGACGGGCGGCAACTTCCCGGTCATGTCGGAAGCCCGCGTTTCTGAGCTTCGGGCCCGGCAGGCACGTTTCGAAGCCGAGCAGGCCGAGCGCCGCAAGCTCGCCGCTGACCAGATGCGCCTACGCTGGGCTGGCGCTGATCCCACCTATTCATCCCACCCCTATCTCACGGCCAAGGGGATTAGGCCCAATGGCACGCGGCTGGACCGCGAGCACATCCTCGTGCCGCTGTTCGATGCTACCGGCGAGCTCACCTCACTGCAGTCGATCGACCCGGCCGGCCACAAGCTGTTCGAGGCAGAGCTCCCAGTTGCAGGCTCAGCCTTCGTCATGGGCACGCCGATCCCTATGGCCAAAGCCCCGGTGCTCGTCTGCGAGGGTTTTGCGACCGGTGCATCGCTGCATGAAGCCACGGGGCACACCGTCGTGGTCACCTTTAATGCCGGGAACCTGACAAAGGTTGCCGAGCGGCTGGTCGCGGCGTTTCCCAAGACCCGCTGGATCGTTGCCGGTGACGATGATCGACACAAGACGCCCAATGTCGGCCGAGAGGCTGCGGGCAAAGCTGCTGAGGTCCTTCGCTGCGAGGCCGTGTTCCCGGTGCTCCCCGAAGGCCACCTCGGCACCGACTTCAACGACATGGCCCAGCTCTCCGGCCACGAAGCTGTCGCGACCCTGTTTGCCGCCAGCGCAGGCCCTGATGTGTTCGAGACCCTCAGTTTAGATGAGCTCGTCAATATGCCGCCGCCCACATGGCTGATCGATGGGCTCATACCCCAGCATGGTCTGGTCCTGCTTTATGGCCGGCCCGGTGAGCACAAGACCTTCATCGCTGTCGATGGCGGTCTGCGTGTTGCTTACGGCCTCGATTGGCACGGCCGCGCCGTCAAACGTGTCGGCGTCCTCTACATCGCTGGCGAAGGCCGGTTCGGGATTGGGCAGCGCATCAAGGGCTGGCGCAAGAAGCATGGCCTTGCCGATGTCGACGCGCCGTTCAAGCTGCTGCCGGTCGCGGTTCATATGCTGGATCCGGCCAATGTTGAGAAGCTCAAACGCACGATCGATCAGGTCCGCGAGGAGGTCGATTTCGAGATCGGGATGGTCGTCATCGACACCGTCTCGCGCGCCATCCCCGGGCAGGACGAGAACAGCCAGGAAGCGATGTCGTTGTTCGTCGATGCCTGCGCCGAGATCCAGAACCATTGCGGCGGCGTCGTCGTCGGCATCCACCATTCCGGCAAGGATGCTGATCGCGGCATGCGCGGGTCCACCGTGCTGCTGGGCGGCTGCGATACGGCAATCCGGGTCGCCAAGGAGGAGGATCACACCGTCCTCTCGGTCGAGAAGCAGAAGGACGGCGAGGAGATCGAGGACGTCCACTTCGCGATGGAGGTCGTCGATATCACTAGCGGCCTCGGCAAAGAGCAGAGCACGCTGGTTCCCGTCATCGGGGCCGGGGCAACGCCTGCGGCCGAGAAGCGTCTCAGCTGGCACCAGATCCGCGAGATATTCAAGTCGATCGACGACGCCTGGCGCGAGGGCGCACCCTGGTCGGTCTTCCCGCACGCCCGCCGTAAGGGACGTTTCGCGGTCGATCTCATCTCCGACCAATACGGTGTCACCAAGCGCGAGGCCGAGACCTGCATCACCAAATGGCAGCAGAACGGCTACCTCGTCACCGAAGCCGGAAAGTTCCACGGCAAGGCCTCTGGGCTCAGGGTCGTCAAGTACCTGGAGCCCGACCGATGAGCCCAAAACCCGAGTTGTCGGAAGCCGTCGGAAGCACGGAAATGCGTCAGTCGGAAGCTTGTCGCAAGCCGTCGGAAGCACGGTCGCAAGCAGTCGGAACGCGCAGTCGCTTCCCCCCCACACCCCCTAAGGGCTTCCGACTGCGCTTCAGGCGCGTCGTCAGCCTCAATTTTAGCAGAGAAAGGAGGGGCGCATGAAAGGCGCGCCACCGACCCGGCATGCGCAGATCAGCGACATGCAGGTCATCATCAAATGTGTCGACCAACGCGGTCGTGAAATGGACGAGCGCTGGGGCATCGGGCGTTTGCCCATGCTGGTGCCGATCGAGTGGGCTGAACGCTTCCACGCACAGCACAAGCTGTTCAACGCGGCGGTCTGGGAGTTCGATCTTCCGCTGGTGCGCCAACATGGCGATGCGATGCTGCGGGCATACGACAAGCTCGATGAGCTCGCCCGTGCAGCCAAGGGCGAACCGCTGCCGGTCGACCAGTGGGAGTTCGAGACACCTGATGGCCTCGTCATTCTGGTGCGGGATCTTCGTGATACCGGCCGGGCCCAGCGTCATGGCCGAGAGGCGCAGGTCTGGGCGCTCGACGAGGTCGCCAATGTGATCCGCTGCCACCCGACCCTCGCCGCAGCCAAGAACGCGTTTCCTGGCGCGCAGGTCGTGAGTGTCCGTCCCAGCAAAACAACCTTGGCCGAACTCGATGACGAGCTTTCGGACATCCCGTTCTGATGGAGGCGCCGATGTCCTGAAGACCCAACCCCCAAAAACCGGACGACGGTGGCCCGTACCGCCAAGCACAAAACCACCGCCATCCGCACCAGACAAAACCCCAATTGGAGAATCATCATGGATGTTTCGACTTTGCCTGCGCCTCGGCGCAGCGCAACCCCGGCTGCGAGGCGCGTGACTGTAATACGCGGATCCCTGCTAGCCCTTGATCTCGGCACCAGCACTGGCTGGGCGCTGAGGACCGCTGACGACTACACGTCCAGCGGGACCGTCCTGCTGAAGCACACCCGCTACGATGGTGGCGGCATGCGCTTCCTGCGTTTCCGGCGCTGGCTGGAGGATCTCGATCAGGATGCTGGTCCGATCGAGGCGATCTACTTCGAGGAAGTCCGCCGTCATGCGGGAACCGATGCGGCCCACATTTACGGCGGCCTGCTCGCAGTCCTCTCAGCTTGGTGCGAAGAGCACCTCGTTGCCTACCAAGGCGTGCCGGTGGGCACCATCAAGCGCTTTGCCACCGGCAAGGGCAATGCCGACAAGGCCGCGGTGATCGAGGCCATGTGTGCCCGTGGCTTTGCACCTCGGGATGACAACGAAGCCGACGCGCTCGCCATCCTGCTCTGGGCCACCGAGACAAGGGGAGGTGTGCGATGACAACCTGGTCGATTCTCGGCCACACAGCCAAGGTGCTCGAAGAACGCCGTGATGATTACGGTGATCCAGCCGAGCAGTTTCGCGCCATTGCCGATCGTTGGTCGATTACGCTCGGCATGCCCATCACACCATCACAGGTCGCCCTGTGCATGATCGACCTCAAGCTTGCTCGGCTGGCTTACGATCCAGGGCACGTCGACAGCATGGTAGATGTCATCGGTTACGCGGCTCTGCTGCGGGAGGTGCGCTGATGGCTGCCATCTCCCCGATCTACAGTCATGCCCGGCAGCGCGATGCCTTCGAGCTCGCCCGGGATGGGTGGCGGCAACGCGGGATCCTTGCGGTCTCGCCTTCCGACAGGCGCCTCAGCTTCAGCGAGCGGGAGTTTATACGCGAGCTGGGTGGGCATGTCACTGGGCGAAGTGCAGTCGCGGCTCGCTGGTTTTGTCGTCAACATCGGCAACATCGATCTCAAAGGCCTTACCGGCGAGCAGATCCAGGAGAAGTTGACCGCGGTCTTCGGCGCTGCTGCCGATAGCATCGCGCGGGCAGCGATCCCGGGCCTCGAACAGTTCCAGAAGGTGGGCGAAGGCTATTTCGAGACGCTGGTTCGGGTCGCCTCCAGCATCGAGGCGGTCACTTCGTCGCTCTCATTGCTCGGCACCTCGGTCGAGGGGCTGAGCCTTACGGCCAAGATGAACCTCTTCGACCTGTTCGGTTCGGCAAGTGACATGGCCTCGGCCACAAGCGACTACTTCTCACTCTTTTACACCAAGGCCGAGCAGACCGCCGCGCTCACCGCCCAGATGACGCAAGTCTTCGGCAGCCTCGGCCTGACGCTTCCCGACAGCATCGCAGGCTTCCGCGCACTGGTCGACGCACAGGACCTCACCACGGAGGCCGGGCGTGCGGCCTATGTCGCGCTGATCCAGCTGGCACCTGCCTTTGCCGATCTGATCGGCGCGGCGCAGGATGCTGCCAGTGCAGCGGCCATTGTCGACGAGCGCCTTGGCCTCGAGCGCCAGCTGCTAGAACTGCAAGGCGACACAGCGGCCCTACGCGCGCTCGACCTAGCCCAACTCGATGAAAGCAACCGGGCGTTGCAGGAACAGATCTGGGCGCTGCAGGACCAGCAAAAGGCCGCTGACGAAGCTGCCGCCGCTGCCGAGAAGCTGCGCTCGGCCTGGACCCAGATCACCGACGGCCTGCTCGCTGAAGTTGCCCGGATCCGTGGCAGCATGGATGGCGGCACCAAGACCTACGCGCAGACGCTTTCAGAGTTCAACGCGGCAACCCTTGCGGCACGGGCTGGGGATCAGGAGGCTGCAAAGTCGCTTCCCGGGCTCAGCCAGACGTTGCTCAATGCCGCTGCTGATGCTGCCACCTCCGCGCAGGACCTCGCCCGCATTCAGGGGCAGACGGCAGCGAGCCTCGAGCAGACTGTTGCAATCATCAACGCCATGGCAGGACTGCCTGCCGAGACTGCGGCTGCGGCAGCGTCGACCAACCCCAGCTGGTGGGAGCAGTTTGCTTCTACCCAGACAGCAACAGCGACCACCTCGGCCAATGACAGCGCGACCGTGCTGATCGATGGGCTGGCATCGCTGAAGCAGGAACTCTCCGACCTGCGCGACGAGCAGCGGATTGCTTCTGCCGCCATTGCCTCTGGAACCACCAAAACTGCCCGCATCCTCGAGCGCGTGACACCGGACGGCGATGCGTTGGCAGTGAGAACCGCGGCATGAAGCTGATCCGGCCGACCACATTGACCGATGCCATGCTGACCAGCAGCACGGCTCCGGAGAACGATTATGCTGTCTGGGCATCTGGCACGGCCTATGCGGTCGGCGCCCGGGTCATCCTGACCTCGACGCACCGCAGGTACGAAGCGCTCGCGGCATCGACCGGCGTGAATCCGGCCACTGATCCGACCAAGTGGCTCGACTTGGGGCCGACCAACCGCTGGGCCATGTTCGATGCCCGCGTGGGCACGGCAACCACACGTACCGGTTCGCTGCAGGTCGTGCTTGCTCCGGGCGCTGCTGATGGTCTCGCGCTGATCGACATCGAGGCGGAAAGTGCCAGCGTTACGCTCACGGTCTCTGGTAATCAGATCTACAGCCGGACGCAGAGCCTCAACATCGGCGGGAATGCGATCGACACCTGGTTTGCCTGGTTCTTCGAGCCGCTTGGCAAAAAGACCGGACTGCTGTTCCTCGACGTGCCCGTTTACGAGACGGGGGTCCTGACTGTTACCCTGACGCGGGACAATCCAGCCGACGCCGTCAAATGCGGGACGCTTCTGGTGGGCCGTCAGTTTGACATTGGCGATACGGAGCATGGCGTTGATCTCGGGATCATCGACTATTCGCGAAAAGAGACCGACCAGTTCGGGGTGACTTCGGTCGTGGAGCGCGCCTTCGCCAAGCGCATGTCTGCCCGGGTCGTCATGCAAACCGATGCGCTTGATGACGTGCATCGCACACTTGCCTCGATCCGCGCGACGCCGGTGCTCTGGATTGGCTCGGAGAGCTTCGAGAGCCTCACCGTCTTTGGCTTCTACAAAGAATTCTCGATCGACCTTGCCTATCCGACGGTCAGCTACTGCAGCCTGACCATCGAAGGCCTCACTTAACCTTTCATCCCTCAGCGCAGGATCTGCCATGCCTATCACGGCCTTGCCCGCGCCGCCTACCCGGTCGGACGCGACAAATTTCAATGCGCGCGCAGATGCCTTCCTTTCGGCGCTGCCAACCTTTGCCACGGAAGCCAATTCGCTGGCCAGCGAAGTAAATGGCTATGCCAGCAATGCGGCCGCAAGCGCGGCAACGGCTACCAATGCACCCGGTACCAGCGCTACCAGCACGACCTCGCTCGCGATCGGCACCGGCACGAAGGCGCTCACTGTCCAGACCGGCAAGGCGTTTGTGGTCGGGCAGTGGGTGACAGTGACAAGCACGGCAACGCCTGCCAACTGGATGCACGGCCAGATCACCGCCTACACCAGCGGCACCGGCGCGCTCACGGTCAATGTGACCGCTGTTGGCGGCAGCGGAACATATGCCGCCTGGACGATCGGTCTGAGTGCCCCCTCTCAGTCGAGCGCAGCATTGCTTTCCACCTCGAGTTACGCTGACCCTGCATGGCTCACCTCGCTCGCGGCCTCCAAGCTTACCGGCACAATCACCATTGCTGCCGGCGGTACTGGGGCTGGCACAGGCGCAGATGCCCGCACCAATCTCGATGTTCCGTCACGCAGCGGCGTCGGTGCATCCGGCACCTGGGGGATCTCTATCAGCGGCAATGCCGCAAGCGCCAACACAGCGACGACCGCCACGGTTGCGGGTACTGCCAATGCGCTCAATACTTCGGGCAATTATCAGCTGGGCTCTCTCGGGGTCGGGACTGCAGCCTCGGGCGTGACCGGTGAAATCCGCACCACCGGTGATGTCACCGCCTTCTTCGCCTCTGATGCGAGGCTCAAGGAGAATATCCGTCCGATCGAGGGAGCACTCGGCATCGTGCTCGCGATTGGCGGCAAGGCGTTCGACTGGAACGATACGCATCTGCAGGCCCGCGGCGGAGAAGATGGCTTGTTCGTGCGCAAGGCCGACTTCGGCGTAATTGCCCAAGACGTAGAGCAGGTCTTCCCGCTTGCCGTGCGCACGCGGCCCGACGGCTTCCTCGCGGTGGACTACGCGAAGCTGGCGGCCCTCGCGTTTCAGGCCATCGCGGAACTCAAGCAGGAAGTTGATGGCCTTCGCGCAGCTGGGCAGGCGCTGGTCAGCGGTGGAGGCGCCAATGTCTGAGCAGGATCCCGCCGTCGAAATGGCGCTCATTCGGGCTGACCTCGAAGCCGTCCAGGAAGAGCTCAAGGCTGTGCGCAAGGAGCTCAAGGACCTGCTCGACGCTTGGAATACGGCGACCGGCGTCGTCCGCTTCGTCAAATGGCTCTCGACCCTTGTGACCGCGCTCGCGGTGATATTCGCGGCCATCAAGGGCTTTTCGGGCCGCTAACCCTCAGGAGAATACCCATGAACCCTTTGCCTCCGGCCTATGGCTGGATCGATGACCTGCAGCCGCTGCCCAGGATGGTGTCAGAAGCCCGCAAGCTTTACGGCACCGCAGAGGTCCAAGGATCTGGCGATAATCCCGCGATCCTGGGCTGGGCCAAGGAACTGGGGCTCGCCAAAATCTACAATCATGATGACATCCCCTGGTGCGGGCTGTTCGTGGCCATTGTCGCCAAGCGTGCTGGCAAGGCGATGCCCGCCCAGCCGCTCTGGGCGCGCAGCTGGGTTAATTTCGGCAAGGATGGCAGCGCCCGGCCGCAGCTTGGCGATGTACTGGTGTTTCGCCGAGGTGAGACCTCTGGCCATGTCGGGATCTACATCGGCGAGGATTATGGCGCCTTTCATGTGCTGGGCGGCAACCAGTCTGATGGCGTGACCATCACCCGCATCGCAAAAGACCGCTGCATCGCCGTGCGGCGGCCGGTCTACAAGGCCGCGCCCGCAACCGCCAAGCCAGTCGAACTCGCCGCAACCGGCGCGCTCTCGAACAACGAGGCCTGAGCGCTCGGCCACCCGCTTGCTTACCCGGGTAAGCAAGATCAACCACCCGCCTTCAGGCGGGTTTTCTTTTGGAGAAGTGACATGGAAAACTTGAAGCCCTGGTGGACCTCGAAGGCCATCTGGACCGGGATTATCGGCAGCATCTGGGGTGTTGCAGGCGCGATTGGTATCTTGCCGGAAGGCCTCAACCAGACGGACGTTCTGACCGTGGTCCTGGCTCTCACCGGCATTGGCGGCGTCTTGTTCCGCAAAACGGCAACCGCCCGCATCGGCTGACGCGACATGGGCGGGAGCTGCGGCTCCCGCCATCCACATTCCAACAGGTGCACCCATGACCAGGCTGACTATCCGCCGCGGCGGCACCCGGCGCCTGCGCGCCACCTTGTTTGCAGACCTTGCTGCGGGGGTTCGTCGAGATCTGACGGCGCTTACTGCTTTCGTGGTCGATCAGAGCCCCAATATCGCTGTGCCGGCTATCACTGTTCGCAGCCCGCCCAATTTGGGCGAAATCGAAGTGCTTTGGACTGACGAGCAGACAGCCCACCTTAAACCGGGGGCCGGGCGGGTCTGGCTGACTATCGGTCTTGAAAATGGCGAAGGGGAGCGTGAGGTCCTGCCGGCCTTCACGTTTGATGTTGAATGACCGGCACCGTCCAGATCCTCGAGACGGTACAGACCATCGTCGTCGAGCCCCAAGGCATTGCCGGTCCCCGCGGCGAAACCGGCGCGACCGGCCCACAGGGGCCGCAAGGGCCGCCCGGACCGCTCAGCACTCTTAATGATCTCTCCGACGTCGAGCTGGCTGAGCCAGAAGGCGGCGACGTCCTCATCTTCTCGTCTCCCGACAACCGGTGGACCAACACGAATTCGGCCAGGCTGGTCGATGGAGGTAATTTCTGATGGCCAATACTCTTCGTATCAAGCGCCGCGCCGCAGGCGGTGCGGCAGGCGCCCCCGCGTCTCTCGCCAACGCCGAACTTGCGTTCAACGAGCAGGATAACACGCTCTATTACGGCACGGGCACGGGCGGTGCTGGCGGCACTGCGACCTCTGTGATCGCCATCGGCGGCTCGGGCGCGTTTGTTGCGACGACCGGCGCCCAGACCATCGCCGGAGCCAAGACGTTCAGCTCGATCATTTCGGGTTCGGTAGATGGCAATGCTGGCACTGCGACCAAGCTTGCTACGGCCCGCACGCTTGGGCTCTCTGGCGATTTGACTGGCAGCGTGACCTTTGATGGCAGTGCCAATGCGACCATTGCGGCAACGCTCGCCAATAGCGGTGTGACCGCCGGGACCTATGGTTCGGCCACGCAGGTCGGTCAGGTCACGGTCGATGCCAAGGGACGCGTGACGGCCGCCAGCAATGTCGCGATCACTTTCCCGGTTACCTCGGTCGCCGGTCGTACTGGCGTCATCACGCTGACCACGACGGATGTCTCGGAAGGCACCAACCTATACTACACCGATGTTCGGGTGCGTGCGAACCGTCTCGATCAGCTGGCGGCCCCGACGGCTGCGGTTGCACTGAACAGCCAGAAGATCACCGGGCTCGCTGATCCTACCGCTGCGCAGGATGCGGCCACCAAGAACTACGTCGATCTGACCGTCCAGGGGCTTGATCCCAAGGCCTCGGTGAAGGCCGCCACTACCGCCAATATCGCATCGTTGTCGGGCACCATGACCATTGATGGCGTGGCGCTCGTTGCCGGCGACCGTGTGCTCGTGAAAGACCAGACCACGACATCCGCCAACGGCGTCTATGTTGTTGCGGCCAGTGCTTGGGCCCGTTCCGATGACCTTTCGACCTGGGCCGAACATGTGGCTGCCTACCTGTTCGTCGAACAGGGCACGGTCAATGCCGACGTCGGTTTTCTGTGCACCGTCGATGCCGGCGGCACGCTTGGCACGACGGCAATTACGTTTGTTCAGTTCAACGGAGCTGGGCAGATTGTTGCCGGGGCTGGCCTCACCAAGACCGGCAATGCCATCGATGTGGGGGCCGGCGCGGGCATCTCGGTTGCGGCCGACAGCATCGCTCTGACGGGTCAGGCCCTGGCGCTCCATAATCTGGCGACGAACGGCTTCGTCGTCCGAACTGCTGCCGACACTGTCACCGGGCGGACGCTCGCCGCAGGATCCAACAAGATCGCAGTCACCAATGGTGATGGGGTGGCGGGCAATCCCACGGTCGATGTCAACGAAGCCAACCTGACGCTGGGGAACATCGGCGGCACGCTCGGCGTGGCCAAAGGCGGCTCTGGCGCGACCACGCTCACGGGCTACCTCAAGGGCAACGGGACTGCCGCGTTCACCGCATCCGCCACGATCCCTAATACCGACATCTCCGGGCTCGGCACTATGTCAACACAGGCCGCAAGCGGCGTGGCCATCACTGGTGGCTCGATTGATGGCGTGACGCTGGATGGTGGAACCTTCTGATGTCGAGCACCATCCTGCTTAAACGATCTTCGACTGCCTCCAGCGTGCCCGCGGCGGCTTCGCTGCAGGCGGGCGAACTCGCCGTCAATCTGGCTGACCAAAAGCTCTACTCGAAGACTGCGGGCGGCACCGTCATTCAGGTGGGCTTTGGCAATCTGACTTCGGCGATGGTGACGACTGCGCTGGGCTTCACGCCATACAATTCGACCAATCCGAGCGGCTACATAACGGCCAGCGGATCGATCAGCGGATCGTCTGGCTCCTGCACGGGCAATGCGGCCACTGCGACCAGGTGGGCGACCGGCCGTACGATTGCGCTGACCGGCGATGTGACCGGGACGAGCGGCAGCTTCGATGGCTCTGGCAATCTTTCGTTCGCCGCATCGCTCGCTAACAGCGGCGTGACGGCAGGGACCTACCTCAAGGTCACCGTAGACGCCAAAGGGCGGGTGACGGCGGGTTCTTCGATGACATCGGGCGATGTGACCGGCGCACTGGGCTTCACGCCGGCCAACAAGGCGGGCGAAAGCTTCACGGGCAGTATCTCGGCCTCGGGAACAATCACGGCTACTGGCGATGTGACGGCGTTTTCGGATGCTCGGCTCAAGACCAACGTGAAGACCGTTTCTGACGCTCTGGATCGCGTCCGCAAGCTTCGCGGAGTGACCTTCACTCGGCGTGACACGGGCAGTCGCGGTATCGGTCTCATTGCCCAGGAACTGGTACCCATCGTGCCGGAGGCCGTCGTGACCCATGATGATGGACACATGTCTGTTGCCTACGGAAACTTGGTGGGCCTGCTTATCGAAGCGGTCAAAGAGCTTGCTGATCTCAGCGACAAGCAGGCAAATGAAGGCTATGTGCGGTCCAGTGAATAGTTGAATAAATGGTCGTGAGCGGCGATGCCGTAGATCAGGGTCGCAGCAGGCCCAATGCCAGTGCTGAGCATTGGCGAAGCAGATCCTTTTCGGGCCTACTACCGGGAAGATTTGCGGCTATAGTTCCCCAATGAACGCCGCCGACGAAAAGCGCATTGCCGCCATGATGGCCAAAACGCTCGCGATCATGTGCGTCCGCAACACCGGCCTTGAAACGCTGCATGCGGGCATAGTCCCGGTTACCCATGCAGGGGACTATTCGGACGTCCGCGTCATCGATGCAGATGGGCGCGAGATCGGGTGGAATGATGCCTCCCACCTCGACGACAACCAGATGTGCGCTCTAATGAAAGAGATCGTGAACCGGGTTTTCACGTTCTACATATCTATTGATGACGAGGAATTCAGGGATCGGGTCGATCGCTGGGCAAGGGTTGCCTATCGTTGGGATGAGCCGGACAACGATATCGAATTCTTCCGGAAACTTGCCGAGGAAGAATAGCCTCTCAGGCGGCGACGTTTGGGATATCCATCCAGCGGGTCGTGAAACTGGGTGACAGGTTCTCCTGCCGCATTCGCCATTCAGCGTGCTTCCCAGTGAGACTGAGATCTTTCAACAAGAATTGTAACCCACCGAGGCAGGAGATTGAGGGATTTCAACTATCAGTTGCGTGTGGCATTAGAACACCGTCAGGCCGCAAAGCTCGTTGGGCTGTCGGCGTTCGGCGCCGGTAGCGGCGACACCGCCATGGCTGCGGTGTCAATCTTGTACTAACAATGAACACGGACCACTCAGTGGGGGCCGGACACGGTCAGTCTAGTACTTCTGCTTTGCAGGAATGACGCCTCTCACGCCACCACGTGGTTCTTCGACGTCGCCCTTGCGGCGTGGGATCAGGTGCATGTGGCAATGGAAGATAGTCTGCCCCGCATCTGCGCCTGCGTTAATGCCAACATTGAACGCAGTGACTGAAGGGTCGCTTTCAAGGATCAGGGCGCGCTGCTGCTCCATCAGTAACTGCATGGCATTCCGCTCCGGCTGGAACAGGTCGAAGTAGTCCGAGACGTGACGCTTCGGGATAATCAGGGTGTGGTGTTCTGTGACGGGGAAGCCGTCCCGGAACGCGAGAGCCAACTCGTTTCCAGCAACGATCCGCTGCGAGGGGAGCTCACAGAAGGCGCACCCTTCGCAGCGGCTGGCGTAGGCGTCTGCTGTCCCCCGGAAGTCGGTGTCATCGCGATCACGCTTCATGGCATTGCAGGAGTAGCAGAGTGCCTGGAGGTTATGTTCCTCGTCGCTGCCACCACGGTTCCGGGGGAGGATGTGGTCGACCTCCAGCGCCTTCTCGTCAGCCGGCACCCCGCACAGCTCACAGCGGAACTTGGCCCGCTTGAGAATTTCATAGCGCGCAGTGCCGGGCACGTATCCGCTTGATTTCCGGCGGTGCGCCCAGATAGCTTCGCCTCGCTTGCCGACATATTCCTCGATCTTGCCTTGGCACAAGGCAATCAGTGCCGAGACCTCATCCGTGTCGAGCGTTTCATAACCTAGGAGACGGAAACCATCGGTGTCCCGCTCGGTGATCTTGCGATTTTTGGTCAGCACCTTGCCGACCATGTTCTTGGTGATCTGCTCATAATACTCGATCTGGGAAGCATCATGCGACAGAAGCGCGAGGGCTATCTGGTTGACCGACGCTTTTCCCCGTGACCGCAGCAACTCGAGCAACATCACGGGCTGATAGATATGGGACATCCGCATCTCGTTGCGGATAAAATGCTCGAGACTGGTAAAGGCATCACTCAT